CCCACCAGGAAAGATCCCCGCGTTTCCTGTCGTCCCACCGTTCTGCGCGCCCCCGATCGGTGACGCTCCGCCCATGCCGCCCTGGTTGTATATACCCGCCTGGCCCGCCGAACCAACGAAGTTTACGTCACCCCCCACCCCGATCCCGGGAGGCGTGGCGCCGTTTTCAGGGGCAGCGGTTGTTGCTAGGTAATTCAGACTGCCTCCGGTCGCGTTGACGAATTGGCCGAAGCTTGACGTGCCGCCCGGACCCGCAGCGGCACCGCTGGTCGAACCGGCGGCGCCACCAGCGCCAACCGTTACAGGGACGATCTGTCCGGGGAACAAGCCCGTTATAAGCTTTCTAGCATACCCGCCACCAGACCCGCCACCGCTGGCCAGTCCAGGAACGGAGGCAAAGCTCCCTGATCCACCTCCCCAAATCTCAACCTCGACCTGTGTGACCCCCGCGGGTACCGTAAAATTCCCGCTGTTTGTGAAGCTCTGCACGCCGGAGGCAAATCCGGGCCTCAGCGAGGGCAGCTTCCAAGTTAGGAACGGCGCAGTCGGTATGACTGCAATGCTCCCTGCCGTTATTTGGGTTTGCCCGTACGAAACAGTAATCTGATATAACCCAGTCCACCCACTATCAGCCGCGGGTGTCGCTTGGCTGCCTGTATTGCCGGGAAGCCCCGGTTTGAGTTGCAACTGGACTCTTTGGGTCCGCAAAGTATTCTGCGGAGTTCCGGAATTCGAAGGCCCACTATACGATTGGGCCGGATTGCTTGCGTTATAATAGGGCAGGACGACAGGCCCATTGTCGGCCTCCTGGAATGCAGCCTCGACGAGATAGTTGATAGACTGTCCTACGCTTGGTGGTGCGGTCAAACCAAAGGTCGTGGAACCGATGTTGATCCCCATTTTCATGATCAAGTCAGTGGGATCCGGCGGAATAGATCCGTAAGCCAAAGTGTCAATTGGACACAGCTGCGCAATACTGCCTGGGCCGACTACGATGCTCATGGATGCTGGGCTCGTTGGCTGGCATACCAATCCGTCCACGACAGTGTTGGTGCCGAGCATGGCTTGAGCAAGAAAGCCCAGACTGATCATGGCATTTCTATTTACGGACAAAAGGTCGCTGTCCAACGGGATGCTGCCCGGATAAACTATATTGCGATCCATGGTTACTTTTCACCAATTCGTGGATAAGATTAATTGATCCGCAACCAAGCCACAGCATTGACGGGAAGAAGGCTGCGTAAGGTCGCCTGAATGTCGGCGTCGGTCACATGTCCCGGCAAAAGAGAAAGATCGACATAACAGATCGTGCCCTCACCGTATCCGCCGGCCGATGATCCGTAACCCGCCAACATGCCGATGCCGGGTGTTGCTGGACATGTGGCCGTGATAAAGAACTGAAGCGGCAGCTGCAGACTTCCCCAACCACCAGTAAGACCGTACGCCATTCCCGTTCCCGGCATATGCGGAGTCGCTGCCATGACGCCATAGGACCCGGTGTCCATGCAATTCGCAGGTTCAAAAATGATTGGCTGCGTTCCGATAAGGTTTTCCAATCCGGCAGCAACGGCGGAGCGAGTTGCAGCCTCTTGCAGCAATGCCGCCTGGATGCGGCTTCTATAGGAAAAGTCCGGCTCGTTTGTCTTCCGCGTGAGATGAAACCCAAAATAATCAATGGCTATTAGATCGAGCCATTCGTCAGTAGCGGTGACAAGCCGCGCCTGAGTGATCACATAGCTGATCAAGCTATAGAGCCAAACCCAAGGAGTCGCGATGCTTCTCAGCAGAGCGTCTAGGTTCGGACTTTGCTCGGCAAACCAGCGCTTGGGAAGTAGCGCCCAAAGCCGCGAGACGAAATCGGAGAGGTCACCCTTCATTGGTTGTGACCATTACCTGACCGGCCTTTATTACGGTGCCCTGGGGCACAGCGATATCTGCCGAGGATCCATTCAACAGTATTCCAGTGATATTCTCAATCCCGGAGCCCGCGAGGTAGGCATTTTGAGCCACACGGGTCGCCGAGGCACCGCTCCCAATGGGTAGGGAGTTTAGATAGACAGCGATATGATTCTGAATCAACGGAACGATGAGAGAGGCGGCCGAACCGGAGTTCAACACCGCCGTCAGTGCAACATTTACGCTGAGTACCTGCGGAGGTATAACGGCGCATGTTGTCCCAATCGGCCGCATCGTCTCAACGGCTGTAACAACGTTCGAGAGAAGACTAGATGAGGGATAGCCAGTTCCGTCATCAACGATGACCACGAAGGAACCGACTTGAGCGGTTCCTCCCGGCATCGTATTCTCCTGTATAATGAAACTTAGGTCTTGTTGAACGTTGGTAATCGCATTTTGCACGGCGGTTAGGGTCGCGCGGGATCGGCTAGCCAAATAGGTCTGGAACCGCTGACGAAATGCTTGGTCGCTTTCCGCGTTAGCCCCATTCGAAAGTGGATTGGAGTTGTTGACTTGATCGACGCCAGGTAGAGATGCTGCGATCACGGTTATTGTCCCGGCCAGGACGTTCCCGACCGATCCGCTAGTCGTGCATATAACCGGTAAGTCAGCCGTGCTTACGCCGCCGGGTAAAACATATGCTGCCGCGCCGGACTGCCAGATTGAAAGAGATTGATCCTCGGTGACGGCGAAGCTCAATGAGCCGTCTGTTGTTTTGACCAATGTGCCAGGTGCGATCGTGGCCGACAAACTATTTACGAATCTTGAGAATGTTACGATGCCGGTCGACTGGACTGCTGGCAGTCGTATTTGCCCGAAATCCAGCATCCAGGAGTCTAGATCCGATCCATTAGAGGTGGAGGCACGAGTGGATGCCAGAACCTGAAGAACAAGCCACTGCAACCAGAGAACGACGGATGCGTTCGCCTCGAATATAGCCCGAACGACAGAGCCTACCGATACGTCGATTAAACTGGAGGCGGAACTTTGGAGCGCCGCCCCCATGTCCTCAACAAGCTGCGAAAAACCCTTGAGATTTAGGTTCATGCCAAATCATCAACCAGTTGCGACATTAAGCTGAATCGGTGCGGTGGAGGAGGGATCCGCATAGGTAATCGTAGCAACTACATATCCATTGGCAGCATTGGCAATACTTGCACTGATCTGAGGTTCCGGTGTTGTTGGCACAGCGGTCTCCAGAGCTAGTTGTGTCCTGACGATCGCCTCGATGTCGGCCGGGCTAGCAGGCGTGCCAACGAACTGGCCTAGTCCGCCTCCGTAGTTCAGGTTCCAGAGATAATCGCCTGAATTCGTAAGCAGCCGACGAACCACACGCTGATTGATAGTCTCTGCGCCAGTTGAAAGGGCCAGATCGCCTCCGGCGCCAACCACGAGGTCACTGCCCCAATTAAGAAAGATATCATACATGTTGGTCAGTCCACAGGAGAGGGTGAGCCCGTTGTTTCATTTGCCGATATTGAGTGCGTGTGGGCGTTGTAGTGGCCGCGCAGCCCCGACAAAGGCCCATGCTGATCGTAGACATCGCCCTGGACGTGAAGGTCGCCACCGATACGGATGGTGCCGTCATTGGACAGCTTTAAAAAGCTCCCACTTCGATGCACCAGCCAGAACTCACCCTCAGGCGCCACAGGCGGCATTTGCTTATTTGAATATGTCCGCCCAATAATGATGCCCTGCTCGATGTCGCCCTCCTGTGGAACAAGAAGCACCTGATCACCCGGATTGGGGGGGCACACCATCCCCCATCCGCTTCCCACCCACTGCGATAACACCGGAAGCCAGCCAGACAACACCCCGTCAGGCTGGATGAGCACGCGCGCAGTTGCATTCTGAGAGTTAACTGACGTTATTGTACCGAACTTTATCTGGCCGGTTGTTTGGTCTAAACTCGCGGCGTGGGATTTTATCGCGTTCGACAATCTATCGATCATGTGTCCTCGGGATTAAGCCTTGTCTCCGCTTCGATGCGTAAGATATCAGGCGACTACGGCGCGAATAGTCTGACTAGATCCTGAAGTCGTGCTGAAATGTCGTTCAACACTTTCAATTTTGTAGGTGGTATCAAGAATAGACCTCGTCTCGTCTATCAAAATGATTGTTCTTGGCGAAAGCGCAAGATCCCATGGCATTTCGGCATGCAGGACTACACCAAGGCGCCCCAATTCGGTAGCATAACGTCCGGCGGTGTCGGTAACCTGCTGCGAGGTAAAGTTCGAAGCCGAAAAGAGATAGGGCTGGTTGGTCGCAGTGAATGTCGTCTGTGTCGGAAGAGCGTTACCGCTTGGGGAGTTGCTGTCATAAGACGCCATAATCTGGGAGTTCCAGGACTGCACTCGAGCGGTGGCGTTGGAAGCTATACTTAGAGTTTGTTCAAACCGTATTGTCTTGACATCGCCAAAGGCAATGTGCACGGGTAGGTTAGCGGAAGAGGTGGCGGGTTGAAAAAATAATGTATTACCCTGAACGAAAACATCGAAAGCATTTTCGCGGGCAAGCTGAACCACCAAATCCCAATCCGACCGAAGGCGTGAGAATTGTCCCAGCGATAGTCGAGTGTAACCATCGCCGTAATAACGTCCAACATTGCTGGTTGTTGCGGCGACTGCTGGCGTAAGACCATGATAAGACGCAAGCGTAGAGGCCACTTCGGAAGCTGTCTGGTTTACGAAATCCTGCTGACGATAGGAGTCGATCAGGACGGATGACAGATCGCGTCCCTCTATCGAAATAATGCCTCGTATCGGGTCGATATGAACCATGTCGACCATGCCACTGATCAGACTCTGCCACGTTTGGTCAGACGCGTTTGCTGAGCTGACTTCGACATAGGCGGATGATAAACTGGACCAGAACGATATATCTCCAAGCGGTGGCGGACCCATTGCAAAAGTGAGGGCGTATGAATCGGACGAAAAGCAGTTTGTGTGCGCAATGGACGCCTGAAGCAAACCTTTGACCAAGCTTCCGTTCACAGTCGCATTGATTTCTAGTCTGTCAAACGGCGACGCAGGCATTTATTGCGGTCCGACGCCATTGGAGAAAGTTGATGAAAATTGAGGAATGATGATCTCATTCTGACCAGAAAGCATAGGGTCCGTCAAATTGTTGGCTCGTGCGATATTTATCCATTGAAGTGCGCTGCCAAGTTGATTGGCGGCGATTTCAAAGAGATTTCCACCAATTACGATAATCTTCTGCACGTCAGTCCCCTGAGCTGCTCAAGTTTAGTCCGATTCGCCCCACGTAAGACCTGGCGCTAACCGCAGCCGCCAATTGTGCTGCGTTACTCACCAGCGAGGGGAGCGCCTGGCTAAAGCTTCCAGGGCCCGAGTGTGTCCCCGGCGGTGCGGCAACAAGTGTAGACTGTACGGCGATCTGGGAGTTGATTGCGTCCAGCGCGGTACCGACCGCGGCGGCAGCCTGCGCTTGGGCCGACGTACCGGTGGTCATCGCGTTTGTGTCGAAAAGAGCGCTCTGTAGCGCCGTAAGCGAGAGCGGTGAGCCGGCAACCGCGGACGATGCATTACCAAAATCTGCAGAGATGAGAGCTAGAATGGTCGGTGTCTGTGACGTTCTCGTACCGGTCTGATGAGCTACGACGCAACTCATCTTATACTGAATCCACCACGGGCTGTGATATTCAGCCACGAAGTTACTAACAATCACCCTCCGCCTGAATGACTCCCACGTCAACCAGACGACCGCACCGGACAGGCGTAGGTCATCCAATGCGCGAACCCGCGCTTCGGCGTCAGGTCCAGAACATGTTCCCTGAAACGCCACTTCACCATCGTCTGGGCCCAGGCGCTCGACGATCCTTCTGCCGCCTGACAAATTGTGGACTGCTAATCTATGCCGTCCTCCGAAGCGGACTGACGTGGGGATCTCAAAACCTTGAAGGCTTATTGATCCGATCTGAATTGGGGAGTCCCGCAAGTTTCAGGTGGCTCCAAGAAAAAGGTCTGTTTGATGTGTTTATCGGAGATGTTCAAAAGGGCGAAACCCGGCTTCGGGGTATCGTCACTCGCGGATCGACACCGGTCATGCCGGTCGCAGGTTTGCCCAAAGCACGCTCCAAGTATTGTACTGCCCATCGCCCAAGAGCCGCTCCGTCAAGATGTAGGGTTGCAACATTGGGTTCGTTGTTCCGGAGCCCATCGCCATCTCGTGTGAGTTCTCGATTGGGTGAAGGCCAACGATTCCCGATTCCGAAGCCTTGACTCAAAGGCGGTTGATTCGTCGGTGGGATATCCTGCCTCCGAAGCACCGCGGGAGTCTGAGCGGTATCGGTTCCCCGACGTCCATCAGGTAGACTTTTTGATCGGCCTCGCGTAGGAAGAATAAAGGGCGCGGGAGCGAAGGAGACCGTATTCCGGACCGCGGATGATCTATTTCCGACATGCTCAATTAGACCAAGTCGCTTTCGAGCTCCTGCGAGTACTTGTCGGACCGCGACCTCTGTTCTGTCGTGCATTAAGATGGTCTGGGCGGCTCCGGCGACATGCGTCAGCGCCTTTTGGACTCGCCAACGTAAGGGACCGGCAGGTCTTTCAAACTCAATTCTGGTCGGCGGACGAGGCCTTTTCCAGCTAACAGGGGCATCCATCAAAAAGGGCCCGCGCTTCAGGTTCGAGAACGCTCCCGTGGCAATCCGAACTATTCGTTCAATGATGTCGGGGCTTTGAAGAGGCGGGATGGCTCGAATTATGGTTTGAGGGCGTAGATTCGCCGGTCCGCGACTAACGGGAGAGACGGCGACCGGGGCCATGTAAGCCCTAGGAAATCGCAAGATCCGCTGGAGATTGAGGAACCAGTTGATCCGTTTGGCGTCTACACTCGGCATACGTGGTAACCTCATAGTCACGGCTGGGTTGGGTTGGCCATTATCTCTCGCTAATGGCAGCATTTTCCCATTCAAATGCCGACCAATCAAAGGTATGCCCTTCGAGAGTGCCTAGGGCGATTACATAGGCGGCCCGTTCGGTAGCGGAGAGTGAAAACGCGACGTCGAACGGCACCCCGTTCCTAGTAAGGTATAAACAGTCAATTAGAACAGGGTGCCGAGCGAGTTTCCCACATTGGACCTCTGGTCAGGGATGTCTTGCTC